GGGCTAGCGTTCGCAACTGACTTAGGAGATATATGAAATACGAATACTTAGTAGGGCCTATGTTGCCTCAGACAGATGGGAAATACTGGAGTTACTACTGGGATCCATACCCTACAAAGGTGTGGTATCGCACTGGTGATCCGGTGACCTCTTTGTCTAAGGTGGCGGCTTATCGTAAGCTTCGTACAAATACATCCGAAAGACGACGGAAGCCCGTCGGTCTTGAGTCACTTAAACAGATGACCGACTACGCCTCGTCTAATGTAACTCAAACTGCCGGGTATATACTCAGCAGTGAGGGGAACATGAAACCGGTGCAATCCGCTGGTCGTATCACGCACAGCGAATCTATTACGAAAGCCCAAAAGGCTTCCGTGAGTTTAGCGTTGTCGTCTGTTAAGAACACGACGTGGAACCTTTCCACGTTTATTGGAGAATTGCCGGAAACGGCAAAATTCATCGTGTCAGTTGCAAGGGGGCTCGTATCATCTGTCCTCGCTGTGAAGCGAGGCGATATGAGAACCCTTCAGCGTACGATCTTTCCCCGCAAAGGGAAAGGGGAGTCGTACTATGGTGGTAAGATGATGTCTAAGACAGCGTCAGACAAATGGCTGCAATGGCGTTACGCCGTTCAACCAATGATGTATGACGTCGACGACATGCTCAAAGCTCTTTACGAGACTAGAACACGTCCTCTCATCTCGCACGTGAAGCGAAGAGCCAATGAGACCCACTCCAACTATCGAGTTTCGACAGAGGAGCTGGGTTACAGTGACTTCCAGCGAGCGCGCGTAATTACAGGCATCTACTTCACGGTTCATCCGAAGGTAGATGGCTTCAAGAGATTGGGTTTACTCAACCCATTAGAAACACTCTGGGAATTAACTCCTCTCAGTTTTGTCGTAGATTGGTTTCTACCAATCGGTGACTATGTTGCTAACCTTGACGCTATGGCAGGTGTGAGCGTTTACGCCTCATACCAATCCGCACGCGTAACCGCCACCCAGGAGGTGAATGTCGTGAGCACTGGCTATTGGCCAGCCTCAGGAACCCCCTCCATGTGCACAGTGGATGAATATAGTCGGACGATAAATCCTTCTCTAGACATCCCGCTGCCGCAGTTCGGTGTCGGTTTAGATATGCATCGAGTGATCGATGCTGTATCACTACTTCGCAATTTTGTGAAGTAGAAACCTTAACTTGGGCCTATATGCCGCAATTCAGTACTCTCACCATCAAAGATGGTTCTGCCACACCAGTGGACGTCGTGTTCTCCGTTGAGAAACTCTCATCGGAGCAAACCGTGCTCGTCGATCGCCGTCAGGCATCTCGTGATATGCAACCCTCTGTCACGATCGGATTCGATCGTGCCTCCCCTAACCGACGGACCTTTAAGGTGAAGCATTCAATTGCTTATCCTTTGGTACGTACGGTTGCTGGTGTTACCACCAGTAATGATGTTGCTCGTGCTACGGTTGAGTATACCGTGCCTAGCAGCATGACTGTTGATGAGCGTGCTCATCTTCAGGCTCTCGTTGCTAACCTTGAAGACGCAACTGTCATCAAGGCCGGCATCAAGGATCTCGACCCGCTGTATTGAAAACACAGCGTGAACAGGATCTACGAGATCATCGGGATAGTAGTCGTCATCATAGTTGTGGCTTATGCCATTTCTTTGACTTACTTAGGTTTCGGGCTCGCGCCTGTAATCCTTAAGTAGCCGACTTGGTTGTTTTATCACTCTTCGAAAGGTTCATATGTCTATGACTATGACCGGAAGCCAGTCTCTGGTTTCCACTGAAGGAATCTTAGATTCCTATCAGAGTTTCCTGCGTTCTCTTGATACTCCAGTTGCGTTAGGCGTGGCCCTCCGTTTAAAATACGGTGAGTTCGACCAAATCGTTTCTATGAGCATTAATCCGCTGGATTATACGTCGTCTTCCCAGTTCCGTCCTGATTATCAGGCGGTGTCTGGACTTAAGAAGGCTGCGTTTCTGCGAACCTCTATCAACAAGCGGAAAACCGCTCGCGACAAGTTTGTGGAAGCAGAAGAGAGGTGCAAGGTTACAAATCGAAGGTTTGACGATCTTATGTACGGGGGAGGAGCTTCACAGCTGCTCAAGGGTAATTCGAAGATGTTCGTCACGCTCGAAAGAGCTGCGAAACTAATCAAGAAGATCTTAGGCCCCGTACCGAGTGAAATGAACTATAGGTTTGGACCTGGTGTAACGAGCGTAGTGAAAAGACACGTAACGACACCTAAAAAGTATTCGTCCGAAGTGGACGTTACACCCGAACTATTCGGCTGCTCCTTAGATGTAATGGGCCTCGCGTGGGTTCAGCATTTAGAAACGATTAATATTGTTTCAGGCAGTCGAATTGCATTCGTCCCGAAGGATGCGAAAACGGATCGAACCATAGCTATTGAGCCACACCTTAACGGGTACGCTCAACTAGGCATTGGTGCATAT